GAGGCACAGGCCACGATTACCAGAACCCTTGGCAGCTTTGACGATTACCTCACGAAATGCATTGAAGATGCAGTCCTGAAGGTTAAGCAGAATGACCCCTTTGCTATGCTTCCCGAAAGCATTCCCGCGAATGAGAGTGTACATTAAGGGAGGCTCCATATGGATATCGTACAAGTCACCGCAGTCATTGGCGCGGCAGCCTCCCTGCTCTGCACGCTCGTTGTTGGTGCGCTGACGTACTTTATGAAAAAGACGCTCGCCAATCTGGAAAACGCGGATAAGCAAAACGCCGACCATATCGAAAAAGTCGAAGACAAGCTGAACGAGCTGCAAGTCAATCTTCCGCTTGTTTTCGAGACGCGGGAGGACAGCATCCGTGTCATGAACCGGATTGAGGATAAATTAAACCGGCTGACCTACCGGCTTTTAGACAAGGAGGGCTGATACCATGGCATTTCTGGACGAAATGACCGAGCAGGAAGTAAAGAAAAATAAAACTATCCGGGGCTATATCCTGCGGTCGCTTGCAAAGGGTAGCAACAATACGCTGTTTGTAAAGCAGATCAGCAACGCCCTTTATGCAGAAAATCAGATTTACAACCCGGATATCGGTAAATATCTTGAATACCTCGCGGAGGCGGGTTATATCGAATTCACCGGCAAGAATATCCACGCCTACAACGTCTATGCAAAGGACGGCATTATTAAACTGACGCGCAAGGGCGTTGACCTGCTGGAGGATACGATTCAAGACCCGGGAGTCGATGTCTGACCGGCCCCCGCTGCGAGCAATCGGCGGTAAACCACGGCGGCGTACCCGAATCAGCTCCACCATTGACAGACTGCCGTTTGATGTCCGCACCCAGCTTGATCTGCGGCTCACAGATACTGCAAACACCTATGAGGAATTATCTGCATGGCTCAAGTCGGAGGGCTTTGAAATCAGCCGGTCGGCTATTGGGCGCTATGCGATCCGCAGCACAACGGCGGCGCAACGCGTGGCTGAAACGCTCCAGCGGACGCAGGCGATTGCCAAAGCGGTTGAAGAGCATCCCGATCTTGACTATACAAAAGCGGCCTCTATGATTTTTATGGATGGATTGATTCAGCGGGTCAGCACTGCCGAGGATGAATACGCCGAAATCCCGCTGGATAAGGCCGGTCGGCTGATTGCTGCCATGTCACGAAATGCGACTTATGAGAAGCGTACCCGCGCCGAACTCAAGAAGAAAGCCGAGCTTGCATTTGACCAGATGGAGGCCGAGCTGATGGAGGCAATCCGCCAGCATCCGGAGCTTTCCGGCGAACTGCATGACGTACTTGCACGCGCAAGGGAGAAGGTGCTGCCCGATGACGAAGATTAACCTTGCTGATTACTTGGAACGCCTTGCCGAACCGGAAGACCGCGAAACTATCGCAAACCGGGACTATCAGCGCGAGCTTTTTCTCAAATATGTTGTCCGCGAAAACGGCTTCCCGGAACGCCGGGCGCAGCTGCTGGCGGACTTCCAGAAGGGCAAACCTCTGACCGGAGAAAAGGGCCTGCGGCGGCAGCTTGGTGCAATCGACCTTGAATATTTCGGACGGGCTTACCTTGCGCATTATTTCGTCCGGGAGTCCCCAACCTTCCATGCAGAGCTGGACTGCATCTGGCGGGACGGCGTGATGAAAGGGTGTGACCCATACCGAGCGGCAAAGGAAATCAGCCGTGCAGACGGCTGCCGCCGCGTCATTGAAGCGCCGCGCGGTCATGCCAAAAGTACGACCTTTACCTTTAAGGATTCCATTCATGCAGCAGTTTACGCCTACAAGCATTATGAAATTATTCTTTCGGACAGCTCGGAGCAGGCAGAGGGATTTTTAACCGATATCAAAACCGAACTGGAAGAAAACGCGGCACTTCTGGAAGACTTCGGCACGCTGGAGGGCCGGGTCTGGAAAGCATCAGTTATCCTGCTTTCCAACGGTGTGAAAATTGAGGCGATTGGTTCCGGCAAGAAAATCCGTGGACGCCGCCATAAGCAGTGGCGTCCTGACCTGATTGTCTGCGACGACCTCGAAAATGATGAAAACGTCAACACTCCAGACCAACGCAGGAAGCTGCGGGACTGGTTTTATAAAGCGGTATCAAAAGCAGGCGATACCTACACCGATATTGTCTATATCGGCACGCTGCTGCACTATGATGCGCTGCTTGCCAATGTCGCGAAGAACCCCAGCTACAGAGCTGTAAAGTATCGCGGTGTAATCAGCTTTGCAGACAATGCGGAACTTTGGGACGCATGGGAATCCATTTATACCGACCTTGCAAACGAGAACCGCGAGCAGGAAGCTAAAGCCTTTTATGAAGCAAATCGTGCAGAAATGCTGGAAGGTACAGCCGTCCTATGGGAAGAAAAACTTTCCTATTATGACCTGATGGTGATTCGGATTTCGGAAGGTGAAGCCTCTTTTAACAGTGAAATCCAGAACGATCCTATCGACCCGGAGAACTGTACTTTTCAGGAGGAATGGTTCGATTTCTGGGACGATGAAGGAAAACAGCAGCCAGACTTTTCCGACCCGCGATATTTATTTATCGGAGCGAATGACCCGTCCCTCGGCAAGAATAAGAAATCAGATACCAGCGCCATTATCACGCTCGCGAAGGATACGCAGACCGGTTTTATTTATGTCCTGTTTGCGGATATTTCCAAACGCAAACCAGACCAGATTATAGAGGATGCACTGGAGGCAAGCCGCCGCTTAAAACGCGAGCATAAACGCCCCTATTACCGATTCGGCGTTGAAACCGTACAGTTTCAATATTACTTTGCGGAGGTCATGCGCCAGCGTTCGGCAGAAGCCGGAGAATATCTTCCGATTCAGGAAATCAGCAGCACCCAAAATAAGGATGCGCGGATTCAGTCTTTACAGCCGTTTGTTAAAAATGGTTATGTAAAATTCAGCAAACGCCATAAAGCACTTCTTGAGCAGATGTTTCAGTATCCAATGGGCAAAAACGATGACGGCCCGGACGGATTACAGATGGCGGTTAAGCTGGCCCTTGATATCAAAGGCAGCAACAAAATCAATTATAAAAGCGTACTTGCCCGCGCCTTGAATTTCAAGCGCGGAGCCTATTAAGGAGTGAAAATCTAAAATGAAAACTTTGAAAGAAAATACAATTATCCACGGTGACAGCTTGAATGTTTTGAGAGAAATCCCGGATAACTGCATTGATGCGGTAATTGCCGATCCGCCGTATGGAATCAATTATGAAAGCAAGACGGGTGCAAAGATTCAGAACGACAAAAACCCGTTTATCTGGTTTCTTTACGATGCGTTCCGTGTACTTAAACCGAACGGCGGCGCACTGGTTTGCTTCACGCGCTGGGATGTGCAGCAGGCATTTATGGATGCTGCGAAAATTGCGGGCTTTGATATCAAAAGCGAACTGATCTGGAACAAGGTCTATCACGGGATGGGCGATCATAAAGCACAGTTTGCACCGTCCCATGAAAACATCATTTTTGCAGTAAAGGGCAAGTTTGCTTTTCCGGGCGGCAGGCCGCGCGATTTGCTGACCTGTGAAAAGCTGAACAGCGCCCATATGGTACATCCGACCGAAAAGCCTGTTGAGCTGATGAAGGATATCATTACCTCAATCACGCGCGAAGGTGATATCATCCTTGACCCGTTTGCCGGAAGCGGTTCGGCGCTGGTTGCTGCGAAGCAGACCGGACGGCGGTATATCGGCATTGAGCTGGATGATGGCTATTACCAGACAGCGCAGCAGCGTCTTGAGGCTGAAGCGTGAGCAAGAAGCGGCAGCGGCGAAACGCACCGCCGCCTCTGCGCAGGCCGGAAACGCGGGAAATCGCTGTTGCACAAGTCAATGATAAATATAGTGATTATCCGTCAAATGGACTAAACCCGATCCGGCTTGCCGAAATATTCAGAGAAGCCGACGCGGGCGATGTGCTCCGACAGGTCGAGCTATTTGAGGATATCGAAGAGAAAGACCCGCACCTCTTTTCCCAGCTTCAGACCCGCAAGAATGCGGTCACTGGCCTTGACTTTGAAATCATACCTTTTGGTGATGAACCGCGAGACAAGGAGATTGCAGACTTCATTGCCGAACAGCTGGAAAGTATCGAAAGTTTTGAGGAAGTCGAAACCGATTTGCTTGACGCAATCGGCAAGGGCTTTGCGGTTTCAGAAATCCTATGGGGCTTTGAAGGAACCCGCGTGACTGTCCGGGAAATCAAATCCCGGCATCAAAAGAAATTCTTCTGGGATGCACTGGACGATTCCTTTAAGGTGCGCACGCAGGAAGCGCCGGAGGGCATCCTGCTGCCGGAGAACAAATTTATTATCCATAAATATAAGGCTCGCAGCGGCCACCCTTCACGGGCTGGAATCCTCCGGGTTGTGGCGTGGATGTACCTTTTTAAGAATTATGATATTAAGGATTGGGTCAGCTTTGCCGAAGTCTACGGACTGCCGCTGCGGCTTTGCAAGTAACAACCCCGCGCAGGCGAAGCGGACAAGCTGGCAAC